CGGGGTCGACCACCGCGTAGCGGCACCAGTTGGACGGAACGTGTCCGTCGGGAAGCTGGGCGCGGTCGAGCCCGTGGATCGACATGTCGAACGACGGGTAGACGAGGACGCTGTCGACGATGAAGTCTCCCTCGGCCCGCATCCGCAGGACGTCGTCGCCGCTGGCGGCCCACCGCTCGATCGACTTCCGCTTCTCGTCTTCGTCGAGGTGCGGGTTGTCGAGAAACCGCAGGCGGAACAGGCGGATGGAGGACTTCTCCCCGAGCGCCGCCTCGCTGGCCTCGGCCCGCTCCTTCATGCCCAGCAGGGCGTTGTTCGTGGAATGCGGCATCGCGCTCCACTGAAACTTCCCCTTGCGGTCGACGATCCGCGCCAGGCTTTCGGGGATCCACCGCTCGTCGTTCAAGTCCTCGTCGACGTGAATCCGGTCGGCCTGGTAGCCCTGGACCGGCTCGCTCTCCGAGGAAAAAAAGTGGATTTCCCAGCCGGTGGTCAGCGTGATCTTCTGGCAGTACCCGGCACTCTTGAGCAGCCAGGAAACTTTTTTGACCAACCGCTGCGGGATCAGCGGCGGCGCGGGCCGCGCCTCGCTGCGGCGGGCGGCGTCGAGCACGGGGTCGAACGACCGCCACTCGCCAGTCGCGGCGTCCTTGATGATCTTGAACGCCCCCGGTTTCATCAGCATCGGAAAACACACGAGGCCCAGGTGTTTCCAGTCCTTTCCGATGACGACGAGCACGCCGTCCTTCTTCGGGTACTTGTCGAACGGGTCTTGGCCCGTCACGGCCCGGGCGTCCTCGACGAACGTGCAGAGCGACTTGCCGGAACGGTTGCCGCCGATGACGAGCACTTCACTCGCCGGACACCTGTGGATCTGCTCCTGGTTCGGATTCGGCCGGTAGAGCTTCAGCGCCTCGACCTTCCGTTCCCGCAGTTCGTTCTGGAGGTTCTTGAGTTCCTGCTTCTCGAACTGGGAGAGCCGGGGGATCACCGGGATCTTCGGCGGCGAGAGCCGCGGGTGCCTGCTCGGCTTTTTTGCCATCCGCCACCTCCCCCTGGATCACTCTCACGGCCTGCGTGAAGCGGGCCTGCAACTCCAGCTCGAGTTCGTCCTCTGTCCACAGGGACAGCGGACGCTTGACCCCACCCTGGTCGACGTTCTTGGACACCAGCCGCACGATCGTTTCGAGCAAGCGGGTGCGGGCGCTGCTGCCGGGCCGCGAGTCGTAGTACTGCTTGACCAGCATCGCGGAGAAGCCGCACGTGCCACCGAAGTACTCGATGACCCGCTCGATGACTTCGGCGCTGTGCGGGATGTTCGATCCGCCCGCTTTGACCTGGGAAAGCCAAAGATCGAGGCCAGCGGCTTCCACCTTCGCCAGTTCCGCCTTGCGTCTGGCTTTTGCTCGTCGGCGTTCCTCTTTCTTGGCGGCCAGGCCGCAGGGGCGGCAGACCTTGAGAAACTGCCCCTCACGAACGCGGAAATGCTCGCCTGTAAGCGGGCGAGACACGCCGCAGCGTTTGCAAGTCCGGCACTCAGCCATGCCCACAGGGCCAGCGCCCGTCGCACCGTCCGGCAGGCCGCCAGCAAGTCGCGGAGTGGTCGCTTCATCAGATGGCGTTGTCGAGCACGTTGACACGGCAGGTGGTGGCCGTCCGGAGGGAGCCGCCGAAGAACACCTGGCCCGCCGAAATGGCGGCGGTCGCGGCGGCTGACAGAGTGACGGTCGTGCCGACGATCGAGACGACGTAGCAGCCCGAGGCGATCCCCGCGCCGGTCACCGGCATTTCCGCCACGATCCCGCTGGCATCGGTGACGGTGAGCGACGTCGAGCCGCTGGACGCCGTTCCGGTTTTGAGCAGCACCGGGTCGATCGCCTGGGCGACCATGTTGGCCGTCGTGGCCTTCGTGACCGACAGGCCCGAGGACACCTCGATGCCCAGTCCGCCCGGGACGACGATGGTGTTGCCCTTCTGGGTCGTCGCCGGCCCCTTGACCACCAGCCAGACGATGTCGTTCGGGCGGACCTCGACGTTGAGGTACTCGTCGAGCACGCCGACCATCCGGCCGTCGGTGATGTCCGCGGCGGCGGCCAAGGTGCTGAAGGTGCCCAGCGGCCCGCGGCGGTCAAGGACGAACCACTTGCCCTTGTCGGCGCCGGTGCCACCGACGTTGAGCTTCGTCACCCCATCGACCGGGGTGTACCGGGCCGCCATGCAGTAGACGAGCCGGTTGCTGTTGCGGATCGCGGCCGGCCCCGTCCCCGGCACCGCGTCGGGGAAGACCTTCACGGCACCGACGATCTCCACGCCGGCAATCGGGTTGCCGCTGGGGTCGAGTTCGATGACCTCGTTGTTGAGCAGCGTCGTGCCACGCGCGAACGGAGGATCGGAGAACAGGCTGGACATGCGACGGACTCCTGGTGGATGGGCTCAGGCGATCGGGGCGAGCAGGAAGAAGTTCCGCGGCGAGCGGCAGCGGAGGTTCGCCAGCACTGAACAGGCGTATCTGTAGCTGGAATTTTCCTCGTCGTAGAACGGTCCCTCACCGACCATCAGCGTGCTCTCGAGGCTTCGCAACTCCATGTTGCCGATGGAGAGGCCATAGCCACGGTTGGCCGGGCAGGCGTACTCGCTCGTGATGGAAACGCCGTCCTGCTGAAAGGTGTCGGTGAAACCGAGCGACCGCAGGCTGCTGTTCTCGACGTTGATCCGCTCCTTGCCATCGAGCGTGGTGAGGTACTGGATGTAGAGCTTCCGATCCAGGATCACCATGTCGATGGACGATTCGCGAGTATCGTTGCGGCGACAGTGGTGAATTCCGGCGCGGGTCGCCTCGACGCAGTTGTCCGCCCACGTCGACTTGTTCTTGAAGCCGGTGCTCGTGTAATTCACGATCAGTCCGGAGTAGAAGTCGAACTCCGGATCGACCGGCGCTTCGGGCCAGGTGCCGGTAGGGCTGACACGACCGCCGCCGTAGTAGCCGAGTTGCGTCGAGAGCCCGGCGTACGTGTCGGACGGAAAGCCGAAGCGGTCGATGGCGTTGCCCGTGGTCCGCCGGGTAGCGGGCCCGGCACCAGCGGCTTCGCTGATCGTGCCATCGAACCCGAGAAACGAGTCCAGGCCGTGGAAGTCGTTCTCCCGGCCGGGCGCGTTGCCGTCCGAGTAGACCTGGTAGGCGAGGTGCTGCTCGAGCGACTCCTGGAGCCGCTGCGTCATCTGGCCGGCGACGTTGACGAGCGCCTGCTGGCCGCGGTTCTCGAGCAGCTCGCGCCTGAAAATGCTGTCCTGGGTCGTGAATCCCCTGTACGGAAGCTCGGCCCGCTTCCAGAGATTCTGGCGAGCGAAGGTGCGCGGCGTATCACCGGTCGAGCCGGAGACGGGGGCGTTGCGGTAGCGCACGTTCCAGTCAAAGCCGCGGCCCGACTGGTTCATGAGCACGTTGCCGGACTGCTCCAGCATCGCGAAGACCTTGAACTTGCGGAACACCGCCAGTTCTTCTTCCCGAAGATGCTGGACGATCGTCGTGCCGATGACTCGGGCCCAGTCGCCTACGCTGGCCATGGTGATGCACCTTTGGAGGGTTCAGATCAGTCCTTCTTGTGCCAACTGCGATCGAAACTTCTCCTCGAAGGAGAGCTTCGGCGGCGGCACACGCGGATCGGTCGTGCCCGGAGAACTTCGTGGCGGAGTCCGCATCGCCTGCTGGCGAAGGAACTCCATGTTCTGCCGGGCGGCGGCCTCACCGGGATTCGGCTGTTGCGGCGCGGGCTGGTTGCCGGGGGTACCCACCATGGCCTGCTGGTAGAAGTTGAGCAGCAGCTCGCGTTCGACCATCGCCTTGGCGTATTCCCAGCGGGGCCGGGCCCCTTGGATGCCGTACCGCTTGGCGTCCTCAACATATTTCTGGGCGAGAACTGCCTCCCGAGAGACATTCCCGTTTTCGTCGCGGAGCCAATCGGCGTTTTCGTGCTCCACCTGGGTGACGAAATGCTCCTCGTCCCGGCGGGCCAACTGCTGCTGGATCAACTCCTGCGCCCGCTGTTCAGCCACCTTTGCGACCATCGGAGCCAGGGTTTCCTCGGGGTTTTCGAGGAACTTCTTGGCGAAGTCGGCCCGGTACGCCTGGTACTCGGCCAGGGCGTGGCGAGCATCAAGCGGCGCGTCGGGGGCGATGATCTCCCGGCCGTTCTCGTCTTTCACGAGGTACTGGCGGTAGGCGTCCCGGATCTTCGGCGGGTTCCACCAGCCCTGCTGCTCGGCCGTGTGCTGCGCCGGGGCCGACTGCTGGGGCGACTGCTGCGCCGCCTTCCAGCGCTCGAACATCTCCCGATTGGAGAGGTAGTCACTGGCGACCGGGAGGAGCGACTGGTACTGCCGCAGTTGGTGCTGGAGAGCCTGCTCCCGCTGGATGGCCTGCTGGACGCCGGCGGCAATCTCAGCCTCGGTTTTGCCCTCGAAAACCGGCAGTTGCTTGAGCGAGTCCCACGGCGAAGCGGGCTCCGGTGCGGACGACTCAGCAAGCGGTGCGGGAGACGCCTCCGGCTCCGCGGCGACATCCACGGGTGCGACGTCCGGCGATGCGTCGACCTCGTCGTCCGGCACGTCGGCAGGCATCTGGGCCTCGCGGGGCGGCTTATTTCGTCAAAAAATCACGTCCGTTCAGGTTTGTACCCCTGTCCAGTAGACCCCGCAACTCATTTTGTCGGCGCTGATACGTCGCCTCCA